TGATATACGTCCGCATGGTGGAGCCTTCCGCAATGGAAACGCCGCTCTCGTAGATTTCCCCGGTCGCCCTGACCTTAAAAGAAAAAAGCCCAATCTGGCTGATGCGGTCGCCGTAATCCCGGAGCGCCTGGTACATCCTCGTATTGCCCATGAACGTCCATACCATGATCTGCTTTCCTTTGAGTGTATCCATCAGAATGTCCCGCCCCCTTCCTGCATCTCCTGCATTGTAAATAATAATCTCGCCGTTTTCCCGCTTTCCAATGCCACCTTATGTTTGGAATCCCATGCGGCGCTGTACTGGTAGAATCCCTCTTTCTGAAATGCTGCGCCGTTGCGTGTACACTCCCTGCTTTCAGCAAGCAGCGCAATATCATCCTCCGCTTTCACGGCACCGGGAAAAGACACCCTCTGGCCGCCCACGCCCTGGGCAAGCCGCACCGTCCCCGCCGCCATATCGGATTTCGGGTAGATGTGGATATCCAGAGGAGCGGAGGTCTTCCCCAGGTTAAAGAGGATGACCGTTTCCTCCGAGCGCACCACGCCGTTGAACCACGTGGGAGCCTTTATCCCGCCATCCTCCCGGAGCTTCTGCAGGCAGGTCTCCGTGTGCGGTGCATATCCCGCAAGGCCCGGCCCTTCCTGCAGTTGGAGGTCGGTAAACCAGATGCGCCCGGAGCAGTCGGCAATGGTGGGGACCACCGTCACGCTCACGACGCGCATATCCTTCTTTTTATTGACCACTTCCGCAAGCCTTACAAACTCAGCCATCCAGCGTCCACCTCAGTTCCGAGGGATGCCCCACCCATCCCATTGCCACCGGCCCGCCCTGCAGGAGGATGTCCGTGATGTAGAAGTCACCCGTGCAGTCCGTGATGCAGACGCGGACGGTGACGGATTTCAGCCTCTCGGATGAGAAGTTTTCCGGGGTAATCTTTGCTGTTGTCCTTGAAAAATATGCCATGCTGACCTCCCATCAATACAGGTCGATAAACCTTGACTCCGTGCTGCCGTCCTCATACTCCAGCACAATCTCAATGCCGACCTGCGAGTTGCCGCTCAGTTTCTTCAAATTTTCAGACGCAATCTGCGCCGAAATCGTATAGCTGTCACGGTTAGCAGGATACACCGTCTGCGACAGGCTTTTGGTCATGCCAGCCACGCCCTCCGCCTTGAAGGAAGCCGTTCCGCTTGCGCCGTTTTCCCCATCCGCCTCAAAGCCGGAGGACACCCAATAGGCAAGCCCGTCATCGGCGCGGGAATTGCGGAGCAGATTGAACGGCACCAGCTCCGCGATGTCCTCGCTGGACACCACGCTGACGCCCTCTAAGGAATCGGCGGCATTGTCCCACTTGCTCGTGGAGCTGCCCAGGTTCTTTAACACCGTGGAAAGCTCCAGCACCGTGTTCCACGGCTCCTGCAGGTTGTATTCCCTGCGGACAATCCTCGTGGTGACCGAAAGCCCCAGGTCCTTATCCTCCACCCGCACATAATCCCCAAGCTCCCATGCCTCATGCTCATATCCCGTCAGCACAGACAAATCCATGGCGTTCAGCACATAAGAAACCGTCGGCTTGCAGTAATCGGCAAGCCTCATGCGGGTAAATTCAAGCATCTGGTAAGGGTTCGTGAACGCCGAACAGTCCAGGGAAGATACACGGATTTCTTTGGAATAGGTGAAATCCTCCACATAGGGCTTCCCGCCGTTGATGCTGGCAAAGGTCATGCCGTCTGCACCGACGGCATACAGCCTCGTCACAAGCCCCGTGGTGTCCACCGTCCGCTCGATATCCTTCATGTTCTTCCCGTACATGAACAGCGCGCCGCTGTCCTTCCCGTTTAAGGTCAGCAGATGCACCAGCCGGTTCGGGCAGTCAAAGACCAGGTCGCCGCCGTGGAGGTCAGCCACCGCCCTTAAAATAGACAGTGCATTTTTCTCCGTGGATGTCCATGTGCGTTTGGTCGTGACCGTGACCGTCCCGACATTCCATTCCGTGCCGGAAAGGGCATAGGCCATGGCCGCATCCGCCGTCTCCGCGTCAAAGGCTTTCTCCTCCTTCCGGACGGAATAGGCAAGGTTGTAAAACTCCGCCTCGGCGTACACTTCTGTCACGGCGCTGCCGGAGGCATCCTTGCTGTCCGTGACCGTGCGGATAATATACACGTCATCCACGATCTGAATTTTCTTCTCGTTGTCGATATATTTCCGCTTGGCATCGGCAAAGGGAATGGAGAAGGAAAGTGTATCTTCGCCGTTGACCTCGCCCGTCACGATAATGCCGTAGGCATTCTCCAGCACCGCCTCCCATGCCCCGTTGGAATCAAGCACCACCGGCCGGGCATATCCTATTTTCTCGTATGGGGATTTCGGCACGTCATAAACCCGGATGTCAATGAGCTTCGGCGTCCTTGCCGTGTCCGTTGTCGTGAGCGTCACCCGGAAACGGATATACTCACGGCCTGGGGACGGCATTTTCCCATCCGCACCTACCGCCGCCCACTCGCTCCAGCTAATGAGGTCGTTGCTCGTGGAGGTTTCCACAAGGGAAACGGCCGTCACGCCGGAAACGCACTCACTGGAAACAGACACTTTGCCCGCACCGCCGTATTCCACCGCTTTTGTGTAAAGGACGCCGCTCGCCGGATATGCCCCGTTTGTTTTGCGGAGCGTGACGGCATCCGCCGTGGTGATGGCATCCACTTCCCCTGCAGTATCGCCGCCGTTGGCAAAAACCGTGGCACGGAAATAGTCAGCCAGGTCATCTGCGGTCAGTTCTGAATCGCAGTCTAAAAACCAGTCATCAAAGCCCCCTGCGTACCAGTAGGAACCCGCATTCATCCCCATGATGAGGTCTGCCGTGCAGGAGCGGTTCAGCTCCCCCGTAAAGGAAAGCGCCGCCGAAACCCACACTTCCCCGCTCTCCCTGTCGCCTACGACATACCATGCTTTCTTATTCCCCGGCTCTATCACACAGGCAAGGAAATACCAGCCATTGTTCGCAAAAGAGAACGGCGGCACCACCGACTGGTCCAGGATAAGCGTCCCAGCGGAATTATAGAGCATGAGCCTCGGATTCCCCCGGATGAGGGATAAATAGAAGATTGGCTGCCCCGGCCCCTGCCTGGTATTGAAAATAGGTGTGTAGGTGTTGCCAATGGAATAGGTGGTGGGGTTCATCCATCCGCCCACGATGATCCGCTCCCCAAGGTTCTGGAAGATGGAGCCGTCATTCTCCACCTTTAGATAGGTTTTCTCCGTGGCCGGGTTCGTGATGTTAAAGCGGAAATAGTTCCCCCGGAACCCCGCGCGGAAGGATGCCGTCGTGCCGCTCCAGCCGGAAACAAACATCTTCCTGCCTCTGCCGGAGGAATCGGCAGCCATCGTGTCCGCATCCGGGGCGGAATCATTGAAACGCCACAATCCGTCCTTTGCATACTCCACTGGGAATTCCCCTGTGAAATCCGTCTGTGTATTCAAAATTACCTGCAAGCCCATAAAATGTCACCTCCAGCGGCTCTTTGCCTGTATTTCAAGTTCCGTGAACGTGGCGTTTGATGCCGCCACCTCCACCGTGTTCAGCCCCGCGTCAAGCGTGGGGAAGTTCAGCTCGCTGATATACGGCAGGGCATTGCGGAGCGTGTTCCCGACCGCATCTTCCACCCATGCCGTCATTTTCGCCGTGTCAACCACCAGTGTTTCATTTCCTGAAAGCGCGGCATTGGCTATTTTCAGTTCCACCCCATTTGTAATAATGCTGATATATCTGCCTGCCCCGGATGCCAGGATGCCTTTCAGCCGGTAGACAGGGCTGGAATATAAATTCCCAAGCCTCCGCCTCACCGTATGGCTTCCTGCTTCCGTGATGGTAAAAACCTCATCCTCCGCAGCGTAGCCGAAGGGGTCAGGGCAGAAAAAGGCAAGGTCGAAGGTTGCCGCCAGCCGCACCACCCGTTCAAAGGTAACGCCGCTCTGGAGCCTTGCGTAATACACCCGCCCAGGCTCCGTGTCCAGTTTCAGTTCGCACACCCCTTTGTCCGGGCTTAACCAGCTTACAATCTCATCCTTGCATTCCAGGAGCGCCGCCATCGTCCTCTTGGGAGGGATGAAGCAGGAAATTCCTATCACCCGTTCCGAGAGGGACGCGCCAAGGTCAATGAGGCCGTCCCTGCCCGCCATGGAAATGGTGCGGTTTTTCAGTTCCGGCACCCGGTTCTCCATCGTCATACGGCTTGCAATCCCCATGCTCTTTGATGTGATGCCGTCAAATGAAAATCCCATCTATTCACCCCTTTCCTACGAATAGCCGTTTGCCCGCCGCCCCTGCTGGAGCTGCCGGTAAAGCTGCTGTGAAATTTTGCGGATGTCCTCCTCGCGCCTCACGTTCATT